GTACCGACTACGGCCTTACCTTTAGCTCCGTCATCCGAATCTATAAAAACAATGACCATTTTATTTGAATAAGCATCATACGCTGCACAAGTCTGTGTAGTATTTGCCGCCTCAAACACGGCGTTAGACCCGACTGCTTGCGATACAGGTGTACCCCCAGCAACACTCACAGTCCCGTTAGCATTAACTATTACAGGTTGCCCACTAGGCAGTGTACCAGAGGCAACCGCCCGTACTTCACCATCTACAGGTGTGTTGCCAAGGGACCGCATTAGCTGATCTCTTCGTAACTACACACTACCACTATATCGTTTGCCACGCTTGCTATCACCCCGATAGATTTATCTTCTTCAAGGTAAACTGATGTAGACTTGTCGAGAGCAATTAGGGAAGAATCTGCCGCGACAGACACTGTGCTGACTAGGGCAAATGCCGTCCCGCCAATGTCATCTTGACTGTACAAGTTCACAGTTACGTCAACGGCGTTTGTGCCATCTACGTTTGCCAATTGGATCATGTTGATCTTAAAGACCTTACCACTGGATGCAGCATTGCTAACAATAGCCGTGGCGTTGGTTGATGCAAGCGCGACAGTGGCGGATTTGCCTATGATCGTGCTTACGTTTACAATATTTGGTGCAGCCATTTTCTAACCTCCTTTATCCAAAAACAATTGCCATTGCTATGGCTTTCCCAGTTGATATACCCGCCGTGCCAAACACTAATTTTCCTGAACCGTTTGAAGCTAACAAAGCTTGGCCCGTTGAACCGACTGCGTCAGGCAACTCCAGTTCATAAGTAGCTCCCGCCGAGTGCGGCGGACTTGCTAGTGTAACTGCATGAGAGTTTGAGGAACAATTCAAAGCCAGCTTTGCTGAGTTTGTAGCGCCTCGTATAACAACCTTACCTGACCCGTTAGGGGCTAAATCCAAGTCTCGGTTAGATGCTGTAATAAGATCAAACTGATTGGTGTCTAAGTTACCGCCTAGCTTCGGAGTAGTGTCATTCACAATGTCTTGAATGTCTGTGGCAATTGCTGTGATGAACACAATAGCCGCGCCAGATAAACTCAAAGCATTATCACTGTTACTGCTCTCAATAACAGAACGGGTTAATGTAGTCCCCGAAGCAGTGTACGTTCCTGTGCCTATCTCAAACGCAGAAGACCCGTCTTCTATGCAGTATCGAACTGAATTGCCGTTAGAAACACCCGCCCCCGTAAAAGTCTGAAACCCGCTAGTGGCACTGCCAAGCGTTATTGTTCCAGTCCCAGTGGTGCTGGTGGTCATTTTGGCCCTATTTACTAAGACTACCATATAGAATCTCCAAGCTTAAATACGTTAAGCAATTCTTATTAGAGCGTTCGAAGCATCGGGGCTTGGCATAACGATCTTAAAGTCGCCAGACGTTGACGCTTTGTCTGAGCCAAAGTCTAAAACCAAGACGCAGTTTGCTGTATTTGATCCCGCAGCCGCCGAACTGTTATAGATCAAAGCTCCACGAGCAGTAATCGTTGCAGATGTAAATGTCTTATCCGCAAAGTCAGTGAACGCTGTGGTTCCAGAGGACGAAGGCATACTGCTTGATGGAACCAAACTATTGGTGTTAGTACTACCAGCAGGACCACCTGTAGTGTACGTTCCAGACGTACCTACTTCGTTGTTTCCCGCACCAAACGGTGCCGCAGTAGTAGCAGCGTTAAAAGAAGCACTGTTTGTATACAGAGCTATTTGGAACGTATCACCACCAGAGGTAGAGAAGTTGTGTGTTGCGGACAAAAGTTCTTTCTTGAACGATGTACACATGAAGTTTCCGCTGAAGGCCATTTTAAAGTCTCCTTATAAGTTCAGCAAGTTGTGGATGACCCGCATCCGTTAACGCATTCCATACAGTAGTACGGTCACTTTCGATAGATTTACGCATATAATGCGTCACCAACTTTTCGACCTTCTTCTCAAACGCATAGGCTTGGTCTCTAATGGCGGGTGGAGCCGTGTCGGAAACAGATATTATCTTTCCAACACACTCTTCAGCAAGTTCTTCCGGAGTAAACCCACGGTTGTTAGTCGATTTGACAGATACCACATTATCGTAGCGAGGTAAGTCCATATTAAAATCTAAACTCATTGCTTAGCCCTTATTACCTTTCCAGTGCGATATTCGTCGGTCACTTCCTTAGCTTCTCCGAGCATCTTAACACCATTCATGGCTTCTTGGAAGCGGCTATTATACATAGCCATAACGTCCTGCTCGCCCTTCATGTAAATATACGCCTCTATCAATGCCCCATACAACAACGCCATCTCCGCATTTGTACTTAGCCAGGTCTTCTCTGTGTCAGTACCTTGTGTCAGGCTGTTCGGCCTGTAAAAGTAATGAAGCTCCGCAGTGTACGCTACATCAGGAGTAGGGGCCAACAAAAAGTTAGTTACATCAAACTGGCAATAATATCTAGGAACCCCCGTTGTGGTGGCGTCTGGAGTGTATGTTTGAACAAAGCTAGGATCCTTGAACTCTGCAAAGAACGTGTCGCCAAAAACAATCGGGTTTCCTGTAGCGGTTCTTAAACTTAAAGAAAACGGCGCTAAGAAATCGTCAGGTACTCGCAGGTACTGATACGCCTGAGTGAGAGATGCAGTAGCGTTTTTTCGGAACAGACTAAGCTGTACGTTTTTTAGTATACGCTCCTCAGACATACGAATAAACAACGGGATGTTCGTCACAAACCCTGTCTCTTCGTACTCCGTGTAGTCCTTAATAGCTTGCTTTAACTCGCCGTATGTAAAACTCATGTTGTTTCCACCGTAACTACTCCAACTTCGCCTTCTGCAACTAAGGTGCTCGGAGGACTAATCCCAGGGATATTAGCAAACCCCACTGGGTTCCATCCAAACTGTATCGCACGTTGTTCTGCTAAACCCGTCTCTGGTCTAGGATTCATCAATGCTTGCGGGTCGGGGAAAGCTTTAGGTGGGAAAAGCTGCGGTTGTTTTGTCTCGAACTCATCAGGACCAACCTTAGCACCCGTCCACTCCACCTTCATCTCACGAAGGCGGTAACGGCGACCAGACCGATCAGATATTCCCCAAGCATTTTTTCCCGCTGCGTAAGGCATCAGACCCTCAAATAAGCTAGACTAGGTTGCAGTCTCAACGGAGTACGGCCCTGATCCTCATCCGCAGCGCGTTGGAACTCTTCTTCGTAGATAGTCTTCAACATTTGAACCCGATCCGGAGCGCGTTTAACTGCCATGTAATAAGCCAAGCCCGACGCCATACAGGGATAAAACCGGAACGGCATGTCCGTCGTGTTGACCAAATCGTCTGCGTCCTCAATCCTGCGCACATAGTAGTACCGAATCTGATCGGTAGAGTTTTCTGGAACGGACCAAAGATACAACTTGGGGACAATCTGTCGATCCAACCAAAACTGGCTCGGTCTGCCTTGAGTTGTCTTGTTGGGTAGCGTGGCGTAATCCCCGCGGCTAATACGCTGGACTTCATAGTCCGTGTTATCTCTTCGCAGCACAACGTCCAACAAGTCCACAACGTCTGACTCTAAAGCATATTCGGACACGCCTTTTGTCACAGTGACAAAAGCATGTTTCACCGTCCAAAGGTTTAGACCTCGGTTGGCCCACTCAGCAAACATCAGGTTCAAGGATCGACGTGCAGTACGTGCGTCATAACCAGTGCGAACCTCAAGCCCACACCGCTCATACGCTTCCTCGATTATCTCACCAACATCGAGATTAAAGTCTCTTGAACCAGACGTTGTCATTTACTTATCCCATCTTCGTGTCACGGATACCGCGACCTGGCATTACGCAGCCACCATTTTTGTAGCCCATGCGAGCAGCAACTTCTGGGGCTTTTGCCTGTAAAGCTTTAATACCTTTTCCCTTGGCACCGCTAGGTATCGGTTTTTTGTTTTTCATCGGTATCATCCTCATGATAAAGATTATCGAATACTCTATTCACATCCAGTGTATAGTCTAAATCACTTTTTGAATAGTGTATATGTTGTGACGGCCTGAAGTCTGGAGCGCCCTCACCTAAAGAAAACCAAGCAGGATGCGTTACACGCACACGGTTGTTTGGAAGCGCAACAATATTCCCCGTCCATTCTCCTGCGTCTAACAACTGCAAAACGTGGCTTTGTTTATGCTGCGCAGGATCATCTGCTATTTCAGAGTCCGTATAATCTACAGTAAACAAATATTTTGCAGGGAAAAACTGCCCGTCGATCTTTGCCATCCAAGGACACGGCGTAGCCCTGTCCATAACATACACCGCATGATGATGAGAAGCACAGTCCCAAGGCTGGGCGTCATGTGTCGCCATTGGTGTAGGCCACTCAGCTAACGGTATATCCGCAACCAAAGCCGTAAGAGGCATCCGCGCCCACATCGCACCGCCGTGAACAGTGTCTTCTTCCTCGTCTTCTGCTTCGCATCCAGTGAAGATTACCTGGAAACTTAACGACCTGTTTGGCATACTTGTTACAGCTATAACCATAGCATGTAAAAATTCTCCGTGATATTTCTCATGGTTATGAGTGTACTCACGACGAACCCAAGCCTTAAAGTAAGGAATGTTGCTCTGTAAATAGGGCATCTAAGTTAAAAGACCCCCTTAAACCCCAAGCCCGATACTTGTCCTCCGGCCCTGTAACCTTTGACTTTGCCGCCCATTTTCATGCCTTTGACTTTGCCACCAGCCTTCATGCCTTTGACTTTGCCGCCAGCTTTCATACCTTTGACTTTGCCGCCAGCCTTGTAACCTTTGTTCTTCATCTTCATCTTATCTCTCCTTCAAAAGATTCTGACTAATCCACCGTCTGCTTTCCAATTTATGCGCTTAGAAGACTTTTTCTTTTTAGATGCAGACGTACACTGAGACATAGTTGGTCTACACGCTGGATAACCTTTTCGCTTCTCACCCTTCTGGCGACCACAAGGTTTCCCTGTTTTACAGTCAACCCAGCCTTTCCCGTCGTTCTGAGAAAACCATTCCTGCAAAGAATTCTTTTTCTTCGCCATCAGTAAGACCTTGTAACTTTACGTTTAGGTTCGTCTACTTGACCGCAGCCCGCTGCAATAACTCCACCGCCTCTGTAATTAGTAGGGCGTTTAGGCTTGTCTATAGCGGAAATAATTCCCCCCGTAGCAGCCTTCTTAGTAGAGTTTCCCCAGTTTGCGGCCCCCACTTTTCGGCACTTGGCTACCGCTCCGCTTGCGTATGCGCTGGGCCACACCTTGTACCGCGCCTTGACTTTCTTGGCGCAAGCGTCGAGCTTTTTCTTTTTTGCCATTACTTGTCCCCTCGGGAGGCCTGGATACCTGGAAAGGCATTGATGTTCTGCTGATACTCATCTTGTGAAGCACTCCTAACCAAAAAGTCTTGCCACATAGGTTTGATCATGTCGTGGTTCTCGCCCACTCGATAGCTAATAACTGCCGTGTCTGATTTAAGCTCGTACAACTGTAGAGCCCCCCAACTTAAAATCCCAATCGTCGCTAGTGACGCTATGTTGTGAAAATCAAGTTTCATTGTCACCATGCCTTGCAAGACCAATACTTGGCCTTTAGTTTGTCTAACGTACCTTTGTCACACCCATGACGAGACCTAAACGACTTGCGCCGTTTAGGGTTATCTTTTTTGATTGTCATGTTGGCATCGCCGAACCGGACGATTTTCTCTTTACCTTTATCGCAAGCCTTTACAACGGACTTTTTACCGCCAGAAATCTGGCGCTTGGGTACGTTGCACTTCATCTTTGACTTGTCGATCTTAGCCATACGTTTTACCTACGCTAGGAGAAACGTAAGTTCGGTTCCAGTGCCCGTAAGCGCAGAAACGAAAACCCCAGAAGTAAACAACATCCCGCTTTCAGGAATGAAAATCTGGTTCATTCCTATAGGGAACTTCTGGACCAACATAGTCGCCCCACCATTTCCGTTAGTCAAAGTAAAAGATCCCGCCGCAGTAGCAAATATATTTACCGTTTGAAGCCGTGATCTCGACGGCCCTATAAGAGCCGCCGCCGCACCTTGTAAATGAGTGAAGGCAGTAATGTCTGAGCCTGCCATAACAGAACCCTCCTTTAAGTTATTAGCCTACACCGCAGTTGCGTCTTGCAGATTATTGGCCTGCACATAAGTGAAAGTCACAGTGATTTGACCCGCAGTAGCAGCCGCTCCCGCAGATATAAGTGTTGCTGTGATCTGGCTGTCAGCACTAAAACGATCTGCTGTGTCCAAAGACCCTGCGGCTAAAGTGGAAGTTTCCCCAACCGCTTTAATATTGGTATTTGCAATAAGAAATTGAGTCGTCTTGCTCAACACCCCTACAGAAACAGTAGCTGCGCCAGCAGCGTTACTAGCTATAGCCACTCTTATTGTGACACCCAGTAGCTGTGAATTAGTTGGAATGACGCCGACATCGTAGGTAGTTGTTCCAGCGGCGACTTGTGCGTCAATCATAATAGATTGAGACATTACAACTTGACCTACGTTGGCAACATTTGAGCCTACGGTTGTTCCTGTTGTATCTTTGATTGTACCGGCCTTTATTGGGCCAGAAAAAGTTGTAGTACCCATGTTGATCTCCTGTCTGGGTTAAGTCAGCCACGGGATGTGACTGTCAGGGATGATTATACGATACAACAGGGAAAACAAAAAAGAAAGGGGCAACCGAAGTCGCCCCTTCCAAACTGACACCGACGAGTGCGTAGAATCCACTAGTACCCGCCATTAGCCGTTATTACGCTCCTGGTGACCCGTAGATACAACGTGGATCTGAGAACCCGAAGCTGTAACGCTCACGAGCCTTGAACCGCATGTTACCTGTGTCGAAATCACCTTCCATATTTGTGGAAAGTGGAGTCCGCTCAAAGTGGATCATTCCACGAGGAGCATCTGACATCACAAAGAAGTGGTCCGGATCAGTAAGGAAGTCGTTGACGGCGTAACCTTCAGGCAACATTCCCATTGAGCGGATCGCGTTAGTGTCGTTGTCTGCTGTGCCGACACGAAGGTTTGAAACCATCAAACGCTCCGCAATAAATTGCGACTGACGTGGGATGATAAGTTTGGTGCCGCGAAGAGCAACCTTCAAACCGCGTTCGTCAACAAACCCTGCAATGTTGATCAAAGCATCTTCAAGAGATGTTTCGTTCAAATCAGCAGCCGTCACTGGACGGTTGGCAAAAGTTCCACCGTTAGTTAGCGGGTGTGTAGTGGAACAAAGAGCAACTCCGTCGCCGCCAGCAGAAGCACCACCAGTGAAGGCGTTGTTAAGTACTGAAGCAGCTTTGACTTGCTTTGTGTGTGCCATTGAACGAGCCAACGCACGAGTATAACGTGAACCAAGACGATCATAGAGATTGTCTTCGATAGCTTCCTCAGTAATTGAGAATGCCAACGCTATTGTTTCGTGGTTGTAACGAGCAGTATATGCTTCGTTAGCGTCGTCAAAGTTGACAGCAGAACCCTCAGACTTAGTGGGTGCTGCGCCGAATCCGGACAACATAACTTCCTCTTCGAATGCTCGATCAGAAGACTCTGTTGTAAAGATTTCGGAGTGCTGGTTCTCGTACCGAGCGTACTCCATTCCGAACAAGGCGTTGAGGCCCGGCTCTAGCTCTTTCGCTAGTTGTGCGCGTGAAATAGCCATTTTTTAGACCTCCTATACGCCAGTAGACGAAACAGTACCCGCTGCAATTCCGCCATTGGCTGAATTAAACGAAGTATTGAGACGTACGATTAAAGAAATACCTGCAACGGTGAAGTCCGCATTGTCAGGATCGTCTTGAATCCCAATAATCCGCAGCTTGTGAGCAGCAGTGGTAGCAACAGTATTCAA